ATATTATGGAATCCAGCTAGGTACGAAGTCATGAGCGTACCGAAAAGAGTTAACCCTTCTCCTGCTGGCAATTCCTTCAAAGGGTGGTTAAAAAGCGGAATATATGCACTACTACCAGTTTCATATTGGTGACTACAAAAGTCACACCCATCACCTTTCTTTGATGGAGGATTTAGCTTACAGGCGTTTGCTAGATTTCTACTTTCTCCATGAACAACCCATAAAACACCGAGATATTGCTCGTCAGATCGGTATGCGTGAACATGAAGAGGATGTAATGACTGTCCTCAATGAGTTCTTCATTTCAACGGCAGATGGCTTTGTTTCTCCTCGTGCAGACAAGGAAATCAAACAATACAAAGAGTTTGCTGAAGCAGGTAAACGTGGGGCGGCTAAGAGGTGGGGAACACCCCCTAATGGGGAGGCTATTAGCCCCCCTAATGCTACCCCAATAGCAACCAATAACCATAAACCAATAACCACTAACCATATAAAAGAGAAGCAACAGCGTGGCTCACGCCTCGCACAAGATTGGTTTCTTAGTAAATCAATGGGAGATTGGGCTACTCAAGAAAGACCAGACCTAGATGTTCGGCAGGTTGCTGAACAGTTCAAAGATTATTGGGTTGCCCAAGCGGGTCAAAAAGGTGTCAAGTTGGATTGGGATGCAACATGGAGAAACTGGGTACGCAACACCAAAGCTGTTAAACCAAATCCCTATGACATTGGAAGGCTCACTGTTGCGCCATCAAATGAGCCTGACCCTGCTTTGCTGAAGATTGCAGAAGATGCGAAAAAAGCAGTTCCAATTCCGCTAGAGGTTTTGGCGAAAATGGCTCAGTTAAGGAAAAGTGCATGAACTTTCAATGGCCTATAAATGACACCAGCAGAATTAGAAAACTTCAAGAATTGCGAAGCCCAAGAGTGGCTCAGACGCTACCAAAAGAAGAAATCGATGATTGGCTCAAGCAAAGCGTTGCTCTGGTGGCAGGGAGTGTTGCTGGACTTGCAGCGAATCAGAGGCGAATCCGCTACTTTGGATTTGAGAAACCGCATGAACAAACTAAGGGTTAACAAATGACATTCATGGTTACATTCAAAGTAGACGCTAACCCTGTTGGCAAACAAAGGGCTAGATACGTCAAGAGGGGAAACTTTGTGCAAACTTACACCCCTGAGAAGACAAGAACCTATGAAACCTTAATCAAAGATGCTGCAATCGAGGCAATGGGTGCTTCCGAACCATTGGAAACACCTGTTAGCCTTTATCTCTACATTCGAGTGCCAATTCCCAAGTCATGCACCAAAAAGCGGTTAGAAGCCATTGATAACGGGTCAGAGAAGCCAACAAAGAAACCTGACGCAAGCAATATCCTAAAAAGCGTAGAAGATGGCATGAACGGGGTTGTCTACCATGACGACTCGCAGATCATAAACATACACGTTACGAAGGTTTATTCAAGTCTGCCAGGTGTTGATATATGCGTTAAGGAGTGTTTGGAATGAAAAACCCGTTTGAAATTTTAGAGCCAACTGTAATTAGCTTTTCAGGTGGCAGAACTTCTGCTTTTATGCTTTACAAGGTTTTAGAAGCTCACCACATGAGCCTACCGCCCGAAGCAAAGGTTATCTTCTGCAATACTGGAAAAGAACACGAAGCCACCCTTGATTTTGTGAGAGACATAGAAAAACAATGGAATGTGCCTATTGTTTGGCTTGAATTCACTAAACAGCAGCCTAAATTCAAGGTGGTTGACTATGAAACAGCAAGCAGGAATGGCGAACCATTTGCTGAAATCATTGAAAGCAAGCAATTCTTGCCTAATGCAGTTATGCGGTTTTGCACGACAGAACTAAAAATTCACCCCATCACCCGATACATGGCTTCAATCGGAATAGATGAGTTTCAGACCTTGGCAGGAATCAGAGCAGACGAACCTAGAAGAGTAGTAAAGCTCAGAGAAACCCTCCATGCACCACTTGCCATTGCTGGAATTACGCAAATAGATGTCCAGGCATTTTGGAAGAACCACGATTTTGACTTGGGGATTGAGTTCAGGGACAAGGTAACGCCACTTGGGAACTGCGATTTGTGCTTTATGAAGGGTGCGCACCAGCTTGCAAGCATTATCCAAAGAGAACCCGAAAGAGCTATTTGGTGGGCAGAACAAGAGAAGAAAATTGGCGGCAGATTCTCAAAAGACAAACCCGACTACACCCAAATGATGAATTACGGGAAAAGCCAAATTGATATGTTTGACAAGAATGAAGAAACCATTGCTTGTTTTTGCGGAGACTAAGGGTAAATCCCTATGGTATTACGCAAGCGATTAGGTAAGATTTAATTTTTAAACAGGAGTTAATGATGAACACATGGGAATTTGACACAACAATCGGACAAGGTAGTGAAGTAGTGACAGTTGTCTATGAATACGAAATGGATGAGGACAAATCCACCTATAACGAATCAATCAAAGAAGTCTGGTTCTCTGGGCGTGATATTGTGGGATGTATGTCAGAAGAAGCTTATGCTGAATTGGATATAGAGGCGGCAATGCGGTTTCAGAATCACAAATTGAACTACAAGCAAGAGGATGTATGAACGAACCCACCAAGGCCATCCAATACTTGATTGACACTGCGCCACTGTATGCCAAAGCCAAAGCCGAAAGAATGTATCTTGAAGAATTCAGGAAAAGCCGAAAAGCTCAACTTATGAGCCAGGCAGGGACTGAAGTTCTTGGAAAGCAGGAAACCTTTGCTTATGCTCACCATGAGTACATCGAAATACTCGAAGGAATCAGAGAAGCCGTAGAAACCGAGGAAAAGTATCGATGGCTAATGACTGCAGCACAAGCCCGCATTGAGTGCTGGAGAACTGAACAATATAGCGCACGCATGGAAATGAAGGCCACCACTTGAACAATAAACTGAACGCAAAAGAGAGGTTACATCTTGCAAGGGTTAAAAACCTCCCATGTTCAGTATGCGAAGCACAAGGCCCAAGCGAAGCCCACCACTATAAACAGGGCTTGCAATATACCTGCATTGCTTTATGTGTCGATTGCCATCGAAACCCAGTGATGGGATGGCATGGGCAAAAACGGGCATGGGCTATCAATAAAATGGACGAAATAGACGCATTGAATGAAACCATCCGCAGATTGTGCGAAGAAATGCCAACCAAAGGCCATAAAAGCCCGTTCTAGACGTTTTTTAGGGCTTGTCCATACCAACTACACTAGACGTAAAAAAACCCGCTTATTAGGCGGGTTCTAGGTTATCGTTTTGTGAGTATTCGTAAAATTAGGGCGATCATTGCATAGATCATTCAAACCCCACAAATTCAAGTGCTTCAAATTTGCAGTTTTCAACTTGATCTATTGATAAACCAAAAGCCAATTTTTCCGCTAATTCGCTGGCTTGTTGCGCTTTTTGGTCATTGGGCGCAGTTAAAGCAAGAATTAGACATTGTGTGAGGGCATCAATTTGACTCATGCTTCCACCTCTACTTCATGGCACTTTTCGCAGCCACTGCAATCTGTAAGATCATTTTGAGCACTTACAAAATCATCCATTTCTTGATAAGTATCAAAATCATATTCCTCACCACAATCACCGCATGACCATGACCATTGAATGTCAAACCCAATAGAACAATAGACGCAACCCACCCAATTTTCAGACCAAATCCAGACATTCCCTGAGTTCTCATTTATGCCCGCATGAGTACATTCATCGATTGACAGGCCATTTTTGCGAACTGCAGCAATGCAATCTGTCAAACGCTCAAGGTCTGCGCCATGAAATTTTGCGAAGATATTTTCCATAATTGACACCTATTAAGTTAAAAACCTAGGGAAACACCTAGGCCATAAGCCCCTATATCAAGGGCTTACAGTCTAAGGTTTATTTTACCAAAACATCAAAATAAGCCAATAACCCAATGCAAAGCAATGAAGCAATGACAAGGACTGCAAATAGGTCTAAAAGAGTGTTTTTCATACTGTCTCCAACTGTAATGATTTGATAATTTTGGCAAGATAAGATTTTGAGGGTTCTACACATGGTGAAAGCACATATTTGCCCGAATAATTTGAACCTGTCCAGCGACTATCCTGCTCAAATGTAAAATCATCATACCCAAGGGCATTACGTGCCGCAGCTGCGCTAGTGTTGAATTCCTTCATTAGGTCAGAAATGAAAACGTGTTTCCCTGTTTCCAAGTAAGCATTGAGCACATAAGCCTTAATTTGATCTGCAAGCATCTTTTTCATGTTGAAGCCTTTTAAAAATGTGAAAATATGCGGACTGCAAATAATGCTGCGCAGCTTCTAAAATCAAGTCAATGTCAGAATCGGGAGACCATGTGTTGCAAAGTTCAAGCTCATCAAGCAATTCAATGCGATCAGGGTAAACAACAACTTGAATAATCCCTTCCCCGTCTGCGCAGTAAGTTTTTATATAGTCATCGTCACAGTCACCCTGCCAAATGTCCCAAGTGATCAAAGAAGAATCTGTTGTTTTCATGCTAAAACATCCTGATAAATGCCGTTGTAGTGTGTGCGAACATAACGGGTAGCCTGAATAATGGCTTGATCAATGTCAGACTTTAAACGGCGGACATAAGTGCCTTGATCGTATAAACGAATAAATCCGTCCGTTGACAATTTGACAGACACAATTCCGTCTCCGTCGCAGCAATAACTACCAATTATGGTTTTGTCGCAAATGTCGGCAGTGCCAACGTAAAAATCCCAAGGCCCGAAATCTTTTGGGGTGAAGAAATCAGTAGGCTTGTCACAAAGTTTGTGAGTGTTCTTTGTAAAACTTTGGCCGCATTTCGTTTCGTATATTTCTTCGAGTGTGACTATGTTGCTATACAAAGCCACAATGTTGCTTGCTTGCTTGATCTGTTTAATCCACATTTTGACACCTATTAGAAGCACTTTCCGATTGAAAGTATAGTAATTATCGGGCTAAAAAATAAAAAAAACATAGGGATAAACCCTAATAAAGTACAATTATTTAAATTATTTAAAGGGAAAACATGGGCAGACCTTCAAACCCTTCAACAAAGTATTTCCAAAGAACATTGTCAAACCCTCAGAGAATGATCTTATTGGCTGCGGGAAATGGAAATTTGTCCAGGGGTTTTGAGAATGTGTTGGCACTGTATCAGTATGCCCACAACAAAGGGTTTCGCCCTGAAATGGAAATGGATTCTTTAAATATAGATCGCGGGACAACCAACAGTCCCAATGAAGATTGTCTATAAGGGTAAACACTAGTAGAGGGTAAACACCTAGAAGGCTAAATGCAAACGATTCTCATTAAGATCAAGTACACCCAAAATGGTGCATCCCCTACTTTCACACTTTATGCAAAAAACGCATAACCTTTAAATGCGAACGATTCTCATTTGGAGTGACTGGATAGAAACACAGTAGGGTAAACCCTATGCTGTATGCCTGGACAGTACTGTATAAAAAGACATGAGAGTAAACCCTAGGTGGTGAGATGTATGGGGGGGGAGGGGGTAGGTTGGGTTGGTAGATATTTGTGGAGCCACACCCCCTCAGAAAAAGCTAAAATGAAACATCCATTCCAAGGAGGACAAAATGGAAAAAAGAGGAAGAGGAAGACCAAAGGGGAGCGTCAAGATGACCATACAGAGGTTTGCTGACAATCCACCCCTTGTACTACCTAAGACAGACCATCAACGTCTGAAGGAGCTTAAAGAGCTGATGATTAGGAGTGGGGGTAAAGATGTTGCTCAGAAGGTTATTGAGATAGCCCTTAATGATGACCATCCTCACCAATTAGTAGCTTTGAAGATGTGTCTTGATAGGACTCTACCTGTTTCTTTGTTTGAAAAGGACAAGTCTCAGAGAAGTGCTGTAACCATCAATATCACTGGACTAGGACAAGAACCTATAGTGGTGGATACTGCTGAACAACCTGAAGACGTAGAGGCTAAATATGGCTGATCTGAACTTCTCTCTACTTCCTTGGCAACAAGAGGTATTTAAAGATACAACTAGATTCAAGGTTGTGGCTGCTGGGCGTAGGTGCGGTAAGTCACGTATGGCGGCAGTTACCCTACTGATTGAGGGACTCAAGTGTCCACAAGGCTCTGCGGTTCTTTATGTGAGTCCCACTATGGGACAATCAAGACAGATTATTTGGGACTTATTGCTAGACCTTGGCAGAGAGGTTATTCAGTCTTCCCATGTGAACAACCTAGACATTACCCTGATAAACGGGGCTAGGATATACGTTCGTGGTGCGGATAGACCTGATACGCTTCGTGGTGTCAGTCTGACCTATGCTGTTCTCGATGAGGTTGCAGATATTAAGCCCGAAGCATGGGAACAGGTCATTCGTGCCAGTTTGTCTGATAAACGGGGAAGAGCACTCTTTATTGGCACTCCGAAGGGTAGAAACTGGTTCTACGATACCTTTAAACTAGGTGAGAGTGAGGATGATCCTGATTGGAAGTCATGGCACTTCACCACTGCTGATAACCCCCTGATTGACCAAGCAGAGATAGATTCCGCTAAAAAGACCCTAAGTTCTTTCGCTTTCAAGCAAGAGTTTATGGCTTCTTTTACCAATGCGGGGTCGGATATCTTCAAGGAAGAGTGGATCAAATACGGGGTTAGTCCTGAACATGGAAGCTATTACATCGCTGTTGACCTTGCAGGATTTGAGGAAGTTGCCAAACAAGCCGCTAATGCTAAGAAACGTCTGGAC